GCTGCCCCTGCCAAAAATCTTGATGAATTATCATATACTAAAGATCCTTTTGATTTATTAAGAAATAATACTGTTGATATATCTGGGGTTCCTGATAGTGAATATAGTACTGATTTCAAAATTGCCAATGCTATTAATTTAACTAACTTTGTTTCTCAATGGTCTACCAAAGGTTCTGGTATTAGTTTAGAACTTGTATTAACATTTTCTGCTCCAGTTATTGTTTCAAGAATATTATTAAGACAAAGAATGATGAGCAATGGTTCTAGTATGATGTCTGATGTTGATATTTCTATACCTGGTGGTTTTGATGATAATCTTGATTTAGGAAGCAACTCTGCTTCTGATTTAGATCCTATTTATTCACCACTTTATGAAAAATACTTTGTTGATGATAATACTGTTACATGGGGATTACAAAAACAATTTACTCAAGATTATAACGCCTATGCACCTGTTACACGTACAATATCAATTAAGGCCGGTAGTTTAATTAGTTATACTGGTAGCGGTTCTAACAACAACAATACTGGATTGGCCGATTTACAAATTATGGGTCTTAAATTTACCGATTTATCATATATTGAAAATATACTTAGAACTGTTAAAACTGAATCATCTAAATTATTTACATGGCCAATGACTAACTTAACTGATCCTTCTGGCAAATGGGGTATTACAAATTATCAAAGTGATTTATCTAGTTTGAATATTATTGGTGTTTCTAATGAAAGTATTATTAAATCAAATAATGCAAAAGCATATCCTGCTAATTTCCATCTTTGTAATACTGCTAGAAATTTTGTTGTATTACCATTCACAAATGTTATGGGATTACCTGGTGCTCTTGATGCATCGTTTGCTGCAGATGTTTCAAATGGCGATGCTACATGGGAAATTAAATATGATACATGGAAGTCTAGATTAACTACTGATTTTAGTGGTACTGATTTAAGTTTTGGTGAAACTATAGCTGATTTAATTGATCTATTACGTTATGTATTTACTACAGAAGTAAATGCTGGATTAGATAATTTTGGTAATCCAGCTGCTGGTACTAAATGGGTTGGTAATTCATTTTTTGAAAATGATATTTCTAATGGTATTGGCGGACTTGCTGATATTTCTGGCATACCCGATATTTCTGGTATACCTGCTAAATTTACACCACTTGTACAAAAATCTAAAATTATATCAGAAAAATTAACTAGCTTTTTAACAGAACACAGTAATAATACACACGTTCAAGATCTATGTGCTAATATGGATATAATTGGTAGACCATTTGGTAATACATTTAATTTTGTTCAAGAACAATCAGTTCTTATGCATATTCAAACTATATTTAGTATAGTTAAATATACTGGAATAACTGATAAAACAAAAACAGCTATTGAAGCAGTTGGTATTAGTCTTGAAAAATTCTTCCATCCTAAAACACCTAATATAAATGATTTTATTGGTGGTTCTATTCCATTTCAAGTAACTGTTTCTAAAACAGAAAATAATAATGCCAAAATAGATTCTATTGGTAGATGGATAGGTGCTATTATGCCTGCTAGTTATGATGTATGTTTAGCTGCAATAAATATATTAGCAGCAATGATGGAAATTCCATGGGGTCCTGATGGTGGTAATTTTGCCGAAAGTCCATATGGACTCTTTATTACTGATGTAATACATCAAATGTTAACAACTGAAAAACAATTAAGAGATGGAGTTAAAATTGCTGATCTAAAATATCCATTTACAGTAGAAAGTTATTATAATCATAGTGCAGAAATTGTTCGCAATCTTGGACTTATTTCTACGAGATTACAGACATTTTCTAGTTATGGTAATTTAGCTAAAAAAACGGCTATTACACACAAACAAGAAGCTAATCTGTTATGGTATATGGATATTATTTGGACTATACATTTACCACGTATTGCTGTTGATGCCCAAATACAAGGAACAGTATATAACTTTTTTATTTTTGGAAATTACTATGATGGAAATCCTATTAGTTTTACTACGGCTAAACAAAGTGTTGTACAAGCGGTTGCTGCTGGCACTGGTCCATTCACCGATAAATTTAATAGAACATTTATACATATTAATAGTCGTTCACGCGATGACGCCATATACTCACATGTTGATGATGTTAAATTTGCTAGACTTACTACTAAAACTGGTGTTCAAGTTGTCGGAGCATCAAATATGTTTGATGCTGATAGACAATAATAAATATATTATATAATATTTATTATAATTTCTCTCCAATATTACAATTTATATTTATAAATATTACATAATTTTTTATATAAATATAAAATTATTTAATATATATTATGGATTTACAAGAAAAAGTTAAAATTATAAAAAAAAAATATAATTCTAATACACAACCTGGAACCGTTGATAAAATATTTGAATATAATCAAAAATCATACTATAATCAATCTGGTATACCACCTGAATTTATTAAATATGATACCCCACAAATTCACAAGAGAAAATCTATAAATTAAAATTGAAATTAAAATATTTTTAATATAAATATTTTATCTTTAAAATATTTATATTTATGGAATCCAGTAATGATTCATATATTGATGCATTTTTATACGAAATTGATAGAGCAGTTGAAAGTGGTAATACTGATTACATCTGTAATGCTATAAAACTATACAAACCATATATTGATAAACAATACATTGAAATGGCACAAAATATGCTTGATTATCTTATTGAAGAAAAAATTGAATCTATTACTTTAAAACCATAATTAGAATACAATAAATTTTTATTAAAAAAATATTATAAAACTTTATAATATTTTTTTTTTAATAAATTTTTTATTAAAATATATTATGTTACAATATATATATTATAAACATTATAAAAATGATATATATATGTTATATCTTTATTATATAAGACATAGAATTAATAATATTCAAACACCTAATGATATTATTAATATATTTAAAAATATTAATTTTTTTTATAAAAATATAACCAGCGATACATTAAATACTATTATTATTGATTGTATTTCTTATTATCCATTAAAATCATATGAAATCCAATATTTTTCTATTTTACAACAAAAATATTCTCATAATCTTGGTATTGAAAACTATGTTACATTTGTTTTCTGGATATGTATTATTACTCATATTAAAGAAAATCACTTTTTTTTAAATTAAAAAATTAATTTAAAAAAAAAATTAAAAACGATGATAACAGGATTCGAACCTGCGCGAGCAAAGCTCAAGAGATTTCAAGTCTCTCCCCTTAACCACTCGGGCATATCATCAAAAAAGTATAATTATATATACTTATCTTAAGATTATTTTTAAGTTATTTTTATAAATATATATTATAAAAAAAATATTAATTATATTGCTACTATTATATCACTAATTAGTTTTTTTCCTATTATTTTAAATAAAAATATTTTTTAGTAATTAATATTATATGGAAGGTGCATGTATTTATATTAATTCATATAATAATTCTTGCTTATTAATGTATAAAGAATTTATTAAAAATACTATCTTTTTTATATTATATACAAATAATTCTCTCTTTTATCAATATACCTCTTCCAAATATTTTACTAATATTATTCCCAAAAATTGTATACATATACTTACTAAATTACCATATTATCATTATTCATTTAATAAAACTATATCTATATGGAGAGACCTTGCACTTACATCACTTAATAACCATAATAAAAAAAATTTATATAAAAATGATTTTAATATTAAATTTAAAATACAATAATTATTAATCATATATCTTTATATTGCCATTATTATCACTATAATAAATTTTTTTCAAATTATAATTTTTTTTTAATAACATATAATGTACTGAATTATAACAATTGTTACAAGGTTTTGCCATCATTAATTTATCTCCTTTATTATTTGTTCTATATACAAATATACATATATCTCTCTTTTTATTACTATATTTTAACTTATTCATACAATCTATTTCCGCATGAATATTATCTTTATTTGTATTACATGCGCAATTACTCAAATTAAACTGATTATAGCCAAACGCATAAAACACACTGATGTCTTAAACTTGGAGAGAAGCCGACACATCCAATTCTAGCATAACCATTATGTGCATTCTCTATTTTTGAACGTTTCAAAATATATTCATTTACTATTTCTTCTTTTAAAAACATATATATTTATTAAATTTAACTTATATTAAGTTAATAAATATCTATATATTTTTATATATATTTACAAATCAATTTTTTATATTATTATATAAAAATGCATGGTGAATACTACTTTATTTTAATTGCAACTATGGGAAAAGATATTACTTATCTACCTCCCGAAATTAGAAAATATATATTATCACTTATTAATATTAATAATATTAAATTATTATGTATTTATTGTTCAAAAGTTATAATTTCTTTTAAAAAATATTATATTATGCATTATAATGGATACTCTATTATTAATAATAATTGTATATGTAACCACTGCAAAAAATATATATTATAATAATATTTAAATACTATTATATTATTATTATTATATGCTATCTTTTACTATTTATTATTATGAAATATAATACATATGAAATTATTGATGCACTTAAAATGTCCTTAATATTTAATAATGACAATAATATTTTATCAACACTTTTTATTATAATTATCTCAATTATTATTAATCAAATATCTTTTGATAATTTATATTACAATATTATTCATAGACTTTTTAAATATAAAATTAGTAAAATTTATTTGGAAGGTAAAACTACTACTAGAACTGGTGAATATACATGTAGAATTGATAATTTATTTAGTAATCGTTTTAAAGCTATATGGTATTATATTAATAATCTTAATAATACTACTATTTATAGTGTTAAAGAATATTCTATGTCATGTAACAATTATAATGATGCTAGGATGGCTGGACATAGAGATGATAATACAAATAGCAAAAATGATTTATTTATTGTTAATCAATATAATAAATTTTATATTGGTAATTATATTTATTGTATAGTTAAAAATAGCAATGATGATAATTATAATAATAATTCTGATAATAAATCCAATATTAGTATAAATGTTGAAAATATTACACTTGAAATTTTTAGTTATAAATATAATATTCAATACATTATGCTATTTATTGATAATATTACAGAATATTATTTATCTAATATACAAAATAGTAGAAAAGATAAACTTTTTATTTACAATTTAAAAGCTACCAATAATAATAATGATTCTAGAGATTTTTTTTATCATGATATATGGGAAGAATGTGAATTCAATTCCACGCGAAATTTTAACAACCTATTTTTTGATAGTAAAGTTGATTTAATTGAAAAAATTAATTTTTTTATTAATAATAAATCATGGTATGAAAAAAATGGTCATCCATATACATTAGGTATTGGTCTTTCTGGTCCACCTGGTACCGGTAAAACGTCTATTATTAAATCAATTGCTAATATGTTAAAACGACATCTTATTGTAATACCACTCAATAAAATAACTACACAAAAACAATTTTCTGAAATATATTTTGAATCTACATATAATCGCGATAATAAATTAAATTCTATTAATTTTAATAATAAAATTATTGTTCTTGAAGATATTGATTGTATGTCTAATATTGTTAAAAAACGTGATAACATTTATAATGATACTAGTGATAATAGCGATAATGAAAATAATATTGTTAATAAAATATCTAAAAAAATATCTAAAAATATTTCTTCAGTTTGTGATAAAGATAATGATAAAATAACATTATCTTATCTATTAAATATAATTGATGGTATAAGAGAAACACCTGGCAGAATTATTATTATAACTAGTAATCATTATGATTTATTAGATGAAGCTTTAATTAGACCTGGTAGAATTGATATTAAAATACAAATGAAAAATGCATCAGTTAATACTATTAGTCAAATGTATTGTCATTATTATGAAGAAGTACTTGAATCTGATTTTATTGAAAAATTATCTGATTATAAAATTAGTCCTGCTACTATTACTAATATTTATTTAAATTCCAAAAATAAAGATCAATTTAAAAATAAAATATGTGAATTTTTTTAATTAATATTAATAATAAATAATTAATAATATTTATTATTTTTCTATATTTTTTAAATAATATTATATTAATTAATGTATCTATGTAATATTATTCGTTTAGGTGTAAAAACAAAAAATGAATTTTTATATGATAAAACTAATTATATTAAAAAATTATATAATAAATTATATGTTTATCAAAATGGATGTATTGCATTTGATAATAATTTACAATATATTGATTATAATGATGATAATAATAATTATATTATTATTAATCTTGACACTTCTTATAAAAAAATAAATGAATTTTTTTATAATAATTTTAATAAATTATTTGTACTAAACTATGGATTTTTAGGAGAAAATATTACATTAACTGGTATTGATTATTTAAATCTATTTCCTGGTATTAGATTAGCATATAAAAATATTATATTTGAAGTTGTTGATTATGTAAAACCAGATGAAAGACTTAATATATTTCCTTTGAAAGAATATTGGTGGAAAAATTATTATGATAATAAATTATTCGAATTAATTGATATAATTAATTTTCCTGGTATATGTGGATTCTATGTCAAAATTATTAATGATGGATTTATTAATATATAATTATTTATTCTTTCATCAAGTCTTTCTCTTTTATATATGTTGTCTCGCATATATTTTTAAATAACTTTTTTTCATGTTCATTAAATGATGAACTACATTTATTTACTAATATTATATATTCATGTTTTAAATCTTCATCATTATTGTAATTTGGATGTGCTTCTTGCCATTTTCTCATTGCTTTAAACTGCTGTGATTGTAATGCTTTAAGCATAGCTGTTGTGTGTGTTTTATCAACATCTTTTGTCCATGTATCATTTTTAATATATAATGTTTCTCTTTTTTTATCAGTACAATGAATTGGTCTTTCATATAATGATAATTTATTCATATTTTCATTTATTATTTCATTAATACCAATACCAATTCCTTTACTTTTAGTTGTTAATAAGTTTTTTAAACTAATTTC